ACATCAACCAAGACACTGGTCGCTTTGCCAAATCCACTGGTGGCCTCATCCTTGGAAAGCGTGACCACTACGTTGACCCCAGCTTCTAAACCGAATCTAAACCGACCCTTAACCGAAAAGAAAGCGACTCGCTATGACACACTTTGACACTATGGACACCATCGTCAACAAGTTTTTTGACGGCTTGCCGAAGTCCTATATTGCCTATTGCGATTACATCGCGCACACCATCGTGGGCAACCTCAAGGCCAACGACACCCAGAAGCTGTTGTCCAGCGTGGGCCGTCCTGAGTACGACCTGAACGCTGAAGGCTCGTTTGTCAGCACCAAGAAGACCATCATGGTCGAAGACCGTAACGGCAAGAAATACCGCGTGACGGTCGAGGAGGCTTGAGATGAGAACAGAACACGAGCAGGCTATGGAGTCTTTTGCGAAGGCCTCCACATGGATGGAGAAGACGGGCGGGTACGCCCACAGCATGACCCTGCATGACCATTACGCGGGGCTGGCTATGCAGGCCATGATGACTACGGGATTCTGGAATTGGCAAAACCCCGGTGAGGATATTGCCCGTGTTCACGCTCAGGTGGACGCAATGCTCAAGGAGCGTGCCAAATGACTGACGCAGACAAAGCCTACATGGAAAAAGCCGAGGTGCATGACCCTGACCCCACAGAAGAAGTGTTCGGCACATTCAAGGCGCTGATTGTTGTTCTAGCGGTGTGCATCGCAGTGACGCTGTTGTCCTATGTTGTATGGGGGAAGTGATGAACATCATTGAACTAGCACAGGAGTGCCTATTGATAGGTATGCGTCCGCATCTGGATGGCATCTATCAAGATGCCCTTGAAAAGTTTGCTTACTTGGTAGCAGCACATGAACGTGAGGCGTGTATCAAGTTGGTACACGAAGGCACTGGTGAGCCTATTCAGACAAAGACGCTATTCATCTTGCAGAAAGACCGTAAACGTATTGAAGACGCAATCCGAGCAAGGGGAACAACATGACTGGATACGAAAGCAAACGCGCTGCGGCGCGGGACAAGCTGGATGGTATGGAACGTGAAGCATTGAAGCTGGCGCTTGAGGCGTTAAAAATTGCAAGGGATAAGATTGTTGACCCTGAATACCACCCCATTGGGTGGGACGTGTCTAGGCTTGATGAGGTGCTTTTCATTGGCAAGCAAGCCCTTGCACAGCCAGCGCAGGAGCCGTGGAGAGAGTCTGCCTCAGACTATGAGCGTGGAGTCATTGATGGCAGGGAAATGCAGGCGAAGTCCAGCGTTGACAAGGCGGTTAACGCAATGGCACTGCGCCCGTGGGTAGGGCTGACGGATGAGCAGATTGCTGATTATTTAGGCGACGAATACCACGCTATGACTGAATCTGAATTGAGATTTTTTAGGCTTGGCGAAGCCGCCGCAAAGGAGAAGAACACATGGTGTTGACAACAAAAGGTGGGTGGACAAATAAAGACATCTTAGACATGGAAGACAACCTTGAGCCAGAGCGTTTTCAAGTCACAGGCAATACTGTGCGGGTCAAGTACAGAAGCAAAGACGACGTAAGCGGTTGGTATAAGCACCCGCTTGAAGACCAACTGAAGGAGGTAAAATGAAAGAAGAAACATTGCTTGAGAAGGTTATTATTGGTATGATGATGATTGGAATTTTGTTGTTTGCGGCATGGGTTCCAGACTTCACACTGAGCGAAGAGGACTGCATGAAGCAAGAGTCCAGCGCCTACGTCAAGAACCTATGTAGCGAGTCGAAAGCGAAATAAAACCGAGTCGGTTATTGGCCTGAGTGCTGATACCGAAAACACCTTCTGACCGTGAGTCGCTGGTGTCGGTGAGACAAGGGGGCTTCCCTTGATTGGTATACCTATGCCCAAAGCGTAGACTGGCGAATCCAAAGCGAATCGAATACACTTGAGTCATTCATTCACTCACGGGGATTACGGGTTATGCCAGAAACCATCAAGAAGGCGGCTAAGAAGCCCGCCAAGACACCGAAGGCCACTAAGCAGGCCCAAGGTAGCACTGCGCCCGTAAAGACGCCTGTAGCCCCGCAAATACCAAGACCTGCACATAGACCAGTAGAGTACACAGAAGAGATAGCAGAAGAGGTATGTTGGAGACTCGCTCATGGAGAGTCGCTTGTCTCAATCTGTAGTAGTGACCATCTCCCGCACTGCGCGACCATTTACCGTTGGTTGATTCGCTTCCCCACGTTCTGCGAGATGTACGCCCGCGCACGGGAAGACCAAGCCGACACCAACGCCGATGAAATCCTCGCCATCGCCGACGAGATGCCCCCTGAGTACACCGACGACAAGGGGAGGACGACCATTGACGCTGGGTATCTGGCTTGGCAGAAGCAGCGCATCGAAGCCCGCAAGTGGACAGCCGCCAAGCTGAAGCCCCGCAAGTACGGCGACCGCGTGGCAGTCGAGGGCGTAGAGGGCGGAGCCGCTATCAAGACCGAGGACGCCAACGCCACCAAGTTCCTCGAAGTAATCAAGAACATGGAGATGACCAAGCGTGCTGGCTGAACTTCTGGCTGACCCAGAGGTACAGGCGGAGTTCAACGCCAAGCCTGAGCATGACCGCATTGCCTATATCGCCCACGCCTCGTGGGTGGCTGGCGCTCACGCTTACCAGATACCGCCCCCGCTAGAGCAGGACTACACCGTGTGGATGATGCTGGCTGGTCGAGGGGCAGGGAAAACCCGTAGTGCCGCCGAAGCCCTGTGGTGGTGGGCGTGGACTCACCCGCAGTCACGTTGCCTTGTGTTGGCCCCCACGTCCAACGACATCAAGCACACTTGCTTTGAGGGGCAGTCTGGCCTACTGGCCTGCATCCCCACCGAACTCGTGGTGGACTACAACAAGCAAGACCATCAGGTCAAGCTGTCCAACGGCTCCATCATCCGAGGCATCAGCGCCGACAGCTTCGAGCGCCTGCGTGGCCCGCAGTTCCACTTCGCGTGGTGTGATGAGTTGGCGGCATTCCAGTACCTTGGGGCTGGTGAAGCGTGGGACATGATGATGATGGGCCTGCGCTTGGGTGACAAGCCTCGCGTCATCGTGACCACCACCCCGCGCCCCAAAGACCTCATCCTCGACCTAGTGGGCCGTGAGGGTGACGACGTGGTCATCGACCGAGCCACCACCTACCAGAACGAGGCCAACCTCGCCTCGTCCTTCAGGAAGCAGTTGGAGCAGTACAAGGGGAGCAAGCTGTACGAGCAGGAGGTGCTGGGCCAGATAGTTGACCTCGAAGACGGCAAGGTGGTCGGGCGCGATATGTTCAAGCTGTACCCAGCAGACAAGCCTTTCCCTAAGTTCGAGTTCATCGTCCAGTCCTACGACTGCGCCTTCACTGACAAGGAACACAACGACCCGACCGCCATGACGACGTGGGGCGTGTTCAAGCCGCTGGACGGCCCGATGTCTGTCCTGCTTATCGACTGTTGGGCTGAACACCTGACGTTCCCCACGCTCAAGCCCAAGGTGCTGGAGGAGTGGCGCGTCTCCTACGGGGAGGGTAAGGACGCCAAGCGCCCCGACCTGATACTCGTGGAGGATAAGGCGGCTGGCATCAGTCTGATTCAGGAACTACGGCAGGCCCACCTGCCCGTGAGGGGATACAACCCCGGCAAGGCGGACAAGATGCAGAGGCTCCAGATTACCGCCTCCATCTTCGCCACGGGCCGCGTCTGGCTTCCTGAGTCCAGCTTGCGCAAGGGCTACGTCAAGGACTGGTGTGAGGGGTTCTTGAGCCAGATATGCTCCTTCCCTGACTCGACGCACGACGACTATGTGGACTCAGCCACACAAGCGATTCGGTTAATGAAAGACATGGGCTTTCTCGACATCAACCCTGAGCCTCGGTATGATGACGACGATGACGACTATGCTTATACCCGTAAAGAGCGGGTCAACCCCTATTCGGTGTAGACGATGGCAGACCCTAAGAAGATACTAGGCGGACTTGGCAAGTTGAAGAAGGCGCTCACCGTGACCGATGATGAGGCTCGACTGGCTGAGTTGATGTCCAACAGTGGCGACAAGACTCTGCCCCTGATGTTGCCCCGTGCCAACCTGTCCAGCGACTTCATCAACCAACAGGCCGAGCGCGTGGCTCGCCAGATGCTTGGCGAACACGTTGTCAGTGGCAAGCCCAAGGAGACCTTCAACCTAGCGGGCCGCTCCAAGAAGGAGAGCCAACGGGTCAAGGGGCTGGACTACAAGCTGACGCCTACTGGGACTGTGGCTGAGGAAGTGCCGTATACCCCACGCAGGGGCGACCTGAAGGTGGCGTTCCCCGGCGACCAGACCGTGTCCAACAAGGTGCTGGAGGAAATCAACGGCTTCCCCATCGACTCGGTGCAGGAGGGCGGGGCGTACTACGGCTTGGGCCAAAAGCACTTGGATGT